AAAAGGAGCGTCTTGGTACTTCTGTAAGTACATTTGTACTTGAGCTATTAGTAGCTATTTCTGTTACTGTACCCTCTATGTTTACAACTGCGAACGGTATTGTCTGGTCAAATATGCTAGTATCAGGGTGCATATCATTAAAAATGTTTATAAAAGGTATATTTAATGTGTTACTAGCTCCATGTACTCTCGTGATTAAAGATAAATTGTCGTCCATTTGCTTAAAACTTAGCTCGTTTAGTTGCTCTGCTCTTAAAGTTTTGTTTGTTGGTGTTGGTATTGTTGGTGCGATTGATGCCATAATATTTTCCTTTTTATTTTTTAAATTAAATTACTACCGCTTGGGTAGTTCCCTCTTTAGCTATTAGTGATTTAATAGCCGCCTCGTTGTTGGTTGCCGTTTGTGTTGTTGCTTGTACCTCTTTAGATGATGCAAACTGCTTTGTATCAAGTAGCGTGAATGTCAACTGCTTCATGTCGTACTCTTTTGCGCATGCATCTGAAAAAACTTTATATAAATTTCCACTTCTTCCGTCAAATATATCCGCCATGTAGAAATTTACATAATTGCCGTTTGTATCTTTATTGGATACTACCTCTTGATAGTTTGTGTTTAACCAATTTTGCGTCCATTTTTGCGCTGCTTCAACTGTAATAGTGCTTGTTGGTCTAATTATGACTTGGTTATTAAATAATCCCATACCCTGAGCCTTTGTTAGTTTTTTTATTTATTTAGTGGGTGGATACAGTCTATAAGACTGCTCCGCTTCCGCTTGAAGTGCTTGAAGTGCTTGAAGTGCTTGAAGTACCTGAACAGTCTTTAAGTGGTAGTCCTAGCCCTGCTCTGAATTTGTTAGCCACTTTACAGATAGATAAGTCGGTGGCATTTAATACCGCTGCATCTGCGTAAGCTTCTGCCGCTTTTTGTGCCGCTACGATTGCCGCTTTGTTTGCTTCGATATCTGTTTTATTTGTAGCGATATCTGCCTTGTTTGTAGCGATATCCGCTTTATTTTTTGCGATATCGGCTGTGTTTGCATCAACTGATGTCTTAAGAGTTTTAAGAGATACACCACTTGTACCGCTTGTAAGCGCGCTTAAAGTTTCATTGATTGTTGCAATTTCATCTGCATTTGCTTTTTCTGCCGCTTTTGCTCTTACAATTTCAGCTGCTAAATCTGTTGTTAGTTTACCCTCTGCCGCTTTGGCTCTGATAACTTCATCGGCTATATCTTTTTTGTTGAGTAGAATGTCTGCATAGATTGATTGTACTACACCGTTTTTATCTGATAAAACTTTGTCGATTGCTTGTATTTGCTCTTTTAGAGATGCTGCATCTTTGCCCTCTAACGCTGTGATTGCGTCAATTTCGCCCTGCAATTTTGTTACATCTGCTGTAACGTCTTTAACTGTTGCATAACCTAGTGATTGTACGTATTCAACTACGCTTAAACCCATTTGAGTTGCCATTGTTTCCAACTGTGCTTGTGTGTCTGCTGTTACTTTGTTCTGTGCCATAATATTAACCTTTTTTTTATTTTTTTGAGCCTATATGCTCTTAAATAAGCTTAATCAAGCTCATTAAAGAGTATATTATTGATATACTCTGTCTATGTTATCGCCTCCAAATAGTGCGTTTAACTTATCTTGCATCTCATCAATTACTGACGTTTGATACAAATTTATAATCTGATTGGCTTTTTGCCTGTACTGTTCCGTTTTTTTCTTGCTTAGGCTGTCTGCTAAATAATAAACGACTGCCATTGCTAACGGCTCATCTATTGGCAAACTATCCGTACTTTTTAATGCCATAACATTTGGCATTTTTAGATAAAGCTTTGTATAGCTTCTATCCCATGACACATCAAGCGGAGTATGATAATCAAGTGTTTGCGGATTGATTTGATTTTCGCCATACAGTCGCCTAAATACGTCTGTTTTTGTTTTATCCCACGTATCAACTAAAGTTGAAGGTGTGCATCTAAGCAATACCTCTCTAAATGCCATATCTAAATATGAGTTATTAGCTAAATCTTGCTTTGCATCCTTGTTATCTCCGATTAATAATAGCGCTGTCGCTTCTATTGCTTCGGATACTAACATTTATTTTAGTCCAAACGCTGATGCAAACATATCTCCGTTTTTAACCTCTAAAGAGGCATCAGTATAAAAACGTCCAAACCTTGCGGTCTTGGATGTTGGCACTTCTTCAAATATTGTCGGCTGTGCATACATAATACGACTGTCTTTGAATTGTCCTGCTAACATTGCATTAGATAATTTTGCGTTTGAAAATTGACGGTGTAGTCTAAAATTAAGCGTACCGAAGTCTGTTACAATAGCTGTAACGGTTGGGTCAAACTTTTTAGTTCCACTATCTCTAATGATGTATTTTTCTGCTACTGTGTCAATAGCTCGCTTAATTGTGCTACCACATAAGACCTCGAAACTTGATGTTTCATCCATGCCGCCTTTTTCCCATAACGGCTCTAAAAAGTTGTGTAGCGTATCCATTGTGATTGTTTCGTATGTTGTGCTGTCGCCTGCTTTATACCCTGACGGCAAATATCTGTTAGCAGCACTTACATAGTAAAATATCCCTGCCATTCTTGGTGCTACTGTTGCCGTTCCGACTGTCGGTGCAGCATCAACTGTCTTATTACCTAGACCTAGTAGTGCATATTCTAAATCTTTAGCGTGTTCTTTTGCTTTTTTTGAGATTTGGTATTGCCACTCTTGTTGTCCGTATTGACTCATGCGCATTTCTCTACGTGAAACGCCTACCTCGTTTTTGATGATTTGTGCCACGTTGTCAGTTTTTTGTTTTGTGCTTGTTGTGGTTTCAGTTAGGTCGGATACTTCTAAATTCGCATTATCTTTAGCATCTGCGTATCTGTCTGTAATCCAACTGTGCTTAGGTGCTGTTAGTGTCCCCGTACCTAACATAGCTATAAGTGGTGCATTTGATACACCTTGACGTATAACCATGTCAAGTATTGACGGCTTTTGGCTGATTGTATTATTGTAACTTGTTAACATTTTATTCTCCTGCTCTTGTTTATGATATTGGCATTATGAGATAAAATGTTATTCTAAAGATATACTACTTTATGATTATTTGCTTAATCCTAAAATGTAGTTTCCTAAATCTAAATCGCTACCTTTGCCCTCTTTTAAGCGTTTTTCAATATCTTCCTGTGTTCCTACGCCTCCGTTATCTCCACTATCTGTAATATTGTCTGGCTTTGCACTTGGTGCTATTTGTGCCTGTATCTTTTGAGCTAAAATTTTTAATGCTGTCGGATTACCTCGCATTTGCTGTGCTAAATTTGGGTCTGTTTTTTCTATTTCTGCAAGTTCTGTATCAATATCTTTTACACTTACCCCTTTTGTTTCGGCTGCGATTGATGCTACGGTCGCTCTTGCTTGTTGCTCTTGGAGCGTCTTTTGTACCTCTGCAAGTTGAGGCATAATTTTGTCTAGCCCTAAAGCTTTTTTGGCTAGTTCTAGCTCATCATCTGACGGCTCGCCTTGTTGCATTTGCTGTTGTTGCATTTGTTGTTGTTGCATTTGCTGTTGCATTATTGCTTGCTGTTGTGCATCCATTCCTTGTGGCTCTTGCTGTTGCCCTTGTGGCTCTTGCTGTTGTCCTTGTGCTTGTTGCGCTTGTAACGCTTCTAGTTCTTCTTGTGTCATAATAGTATTTCCTTTTTTTATTGTTATTTTTTAATAAAGCTATACGCTCGCCTCGTGCCTAAAATATAAAAAAGTTAACTTATGCCTCCTTGTTGTTGTGATTGTTCTTGCTGTGGCTCTTGCTCTTGCATCTCCTCTTGTTGCTGTTGCTGTGCTAATTGTGCATTTAATGTAGCCTCTGCATCTTCTACGATTGAATTCTGCCCTAACACTTTTAATTTTTCCTCGTTTAATCCGTCTAATATCGTTACATATTTAGCCGTCATTTCCTTTTGCTGTAACTGTGCAAACGTATTTATGCTTGCCATAACTGCCTGTATAGCATTGTCAAGCTCATTTAATCTTAGAGTTTTATTTGTTGAGCCTACACCACCGTTAATTACAACTTTCATATTTAATGGCTCTGTCCTGTCTATCCCTAAAAATCTACTGCTATTTTTATATTTATATGTCAGATAAACAAGTCTGCGCATAAGCGGTCTAAAATAGTTTTCGTTAAATGCTCTGTTTTTATCATCTATAATCGTGCTTGCTTCTTGATTTAATATGCTCATACCCGTTGCCGTTTGGTTTAGCTGTTGAGGATTGTTTGTTCCTAAAGTCATTTGGCTTAATCCGCTTATCTCCTGCATATCTGCGTTTAACTGTTGCGTATCTATCATTGAGCCTTGAATATTTGGTGCTGCAAGTTCTTTAACTTCATTAATATTACCCGCTTGCACTACTCTACTTTTACCTAGTAAATCTCTTTGGCTTAATCCTGCGTCTTTGCCTACTAAAAATCTGTTATTAAGCTGTATGTTTGTAGCGTCTATTTGCTGATTTCGTTTTATTGTGTATTCTCTTTGAATAGATAAAAGAGGGGATATAAAACTATCTCCGTATGCTCGTACAGGCATTACTGTTTCTCTAAGCATCACAAATTGACTTTCAAACTGTCCGATAATAAACGGATTGCCGTCATTTAATTTTTCATCTACTCTTACAGGCGTATCATCTGGTAGTAGCGTGCTAACATACCAGTCGCCATTTTTATACCTATAAACGTCAAAAATCTCTACTCTTTGGTAGTTTCCGATTTCGTACTCTTGAATTTTTACATCCCCATAATATCCTGTCGTATTTGTAAAATTTTGCCATGATATGTGTTTGTTTGGGTACATTTTCCTAATGTCATTTATCGTCATGCTTGTAACTCTGTGAGCTATAAATTTAACCTCTTGTGGAGTCGGTGCGAATGGGTCAAAAAAAACATCCCTAAGACTGACAAGTTCTATTTTAAAAGTATTATCCCTCCAATAACTTTTTAATACACTTGTGCCGTAAATCAGTCCATCTCTGGCTGTGCTATACATTTTTGCATACAAGTTATTATCTCTTGCATACTCTTTTATCTCTGCTTGTAGTGCTTCTTCAAGTTTGCTGTTTTCCTCGCCCTCTGGAGGGATTAACCTTACTAGCTCATCTTGACTGAAAAAAGTTTTTATTATCTCTTTAGCTATTTTTGCCACTCTTGGCTTTATCATATTTGGATTAAGGTTACTTTTTCCACGTTCCAATAAACTTTGATTTTGTGCATCAGGTATTATATTTTCGTACCCGTCCTCCAATGCGATAAAATCTTGTCTATGTCTTGTAAAGCCTGCTCGTGCGCTGTCTTTTAATGCGATTATCTCTTTAACTGCTTTTTCGTACTGCTCCCTGCGCTGTGCTTGTGCTTGCTTTTCTTCGATTGTAACCTCTACTATTTCAACTTTTGGCTTACTGTTTTGCCCTCTTGCTCGTTTTCTTTTACTCATCTTTTTACCTCTCTTTTTTTATCTGCTAACTCTAGCCTTAATCGCCTCACTCTAAAGATATTCACATCCACCGTGTCCGCTATTTCCCTATCTTTCCAACCGATACTAATTAACTTTAAAATTACCTCTCTTTCTATTGTTTTAGGTTTTAATCTTACGGTTATGCTTCCAAATTTGCGTGTATATTCAAGTGCTTTGAAAATATTATTATCAAACATACCTATGATTATGTCCGTGTTAATGTCCTCTGTTCTTACCATCCGCTTATACCTCCCTGCAGGTTATCTCCATAAATAAAGTCAAGTTCGTCCGCCTCGTCTTGTGAGATTTGTTTCACGAATGGATGACAAGTCAGCATAACTGCATCCGCTGTATCTGGCGAACGTCCTAATCGCTCTTTAATATCTTCTTTTTTGCTAACATATACCAAACCTCGCTCATTTATTCTGTACTCGTGTGCTGCAAGTTCTCCGATTAAATCATCATCATTAAAAAGTTTGCCCTCATCTTCAAGTGCCGCTTTAAGTCTGTAATATAACTCTGCTCTTAAATTTCCATAAGTATTTTTATCAACTGCGCTACTGCTTACTTTTACGCCTATAACGGGTATATGTTTCAAGTCTGGCTCTCTTAATCTGCTTATAAGTCCGCTACCCTCTCCGATTGCATCAATAAAAATGACATCAGGTGCTTGGTTTTTTGCTTGTGCCTCTGTATATTCTTTTGCTAGCCATAATGCCGTCTGCGATTGTATATGTTTGCCTGATATATCACATATTTTTTTCTCATAAAAATTATTACCCTCTCGTTTAATCAAGATTGTTTTATCTCTGCCACCGTCTGCATAATCCACGCCCCATATCTTGCTACCATAAGGATTAAATTCCTCTCGTGAAATTGCATCCTCTATGAGCCACATTGGTATAACTGCTGTTCCGCTTGTTTTAGCAAATTTGCCCTGCACTCTTACTCTGTAAGCATCGCTGTCCGCTCCGTACTGTACTCTTTTACGCTGTATGCTCTCTGGTGTTACGTTTGTGCTATGTTCTGCATTAAATATATGCGTACGCCATAACTTCCTATCTTTGTGATGCGTGTCATAAAAATAGCCGTCATTTCTAGTAGGGTTTGCTGTTAAAATTCTTAGATATGCTTCGCCCGTCAAGCTTCCGTCAATTACTCCAAATATTGAGCTTGGTACACCTGATGCCTCGTCAACTATCCAACATAAAAAAGATGCGTGAAACCCTTGTAATGCTTCAGGTGTTTCTTTTCTTGCTGTCCTTGCTACTGCTGTATTATTGTTTGTAAAATCTATACTGTCGTGTTTTATTTTTATACACCTCTGTAACTCTATTGGCAGCTTTTGCATCCATTTTTTAACCTCTGGCAATAACAATACTGTGAGCTGTGAGCTACTAGGTGCGGTCATAGGTATTTTTGCATCAAGTTTAAAGAGTCCGATATATAAGACTATCCATGCTAATAGTGCCGTTTTGCCTGTTCCGTGTCCGCTTGATATGCTTATATCTTTTATGCCGTTGTCAATATCTTCTAAAACGCTGTACTGTTGCTTACTTGGATAGTTTTTTAAATCTTCAAGTGCTAAATATTCATCTATGCTTATATGAAATATACCTACGATTACGAATGTTTTAATGCTCTTGGCAAGTGATATAAGCAAATCTTCTTCATTCATTTTTGTATCTTTTTTACTAAATCAGTTAATGAGATTACACCGACTAAATTGTCGTTATCTTTGAACATTCCTAAATGCTTGGCTATTGCATTTAGCGCTGTATTAACTGCTGTTAAGTTAGTTTCTCTTGCTTTTATACTTTGCGTTTGAGTATATCCTTTGCCTGTTCCCTCTGTTATGATTTTATGCGTTTCTGCTTTTGCTAATCCTATCTCGATAACTTTTGCATAAGTGTTAATCACTCTTTTAACATTCCATTGTGTAGCTTTTTCTGCTTCTTTTTCAAGCTCTCTTAGTTTTTGCTTCACGTTTGGATGCTGTAACATTTCAGATGCTCGCACTCTAATCGTGTTTATCTTCATATTTTTATGATTATATGCGTGCTTGTATGCCTCGACTGAATTTCCGCACTCGAAATATTTACGTGCAAAATTTATCTGTTTTTGTGTGATTTTTCTCATAGTAGCTCCCTGTATTTATGCGGGTCATTAAACATCAAAAAACTTAGCTTTTTATCAACGTGTTTTGATGCTTGTTTCATTTGTGTTTTAAAATATAAAAATAGCTTTTTGTTGTAGTGTTTTGATGCTTGCTCACGGCTCATTCGTGGTGGTTTGTTAATAACTTTGATTGTTTGTTCCCACTTTCCTTTGATGAGCTGTACGCTGTCTAGCTCTACTTGTACCGCTTCGCCATACGTCAAATTATCTCTTTTTGCATCTAACACTTTCATTTTTATATTTCCTTAAAAATTAGCTTGTTTCCATAAAGTGATAAAAACAGGTGTTTTTTAAGCGTATAAACTGCTGTTTTCATTCCTTTAACGTCCTCGACTACTGTATTAGCTTGTTTATCGACATACATAAAATCTGCTATGTAATATCTATCTTGCATTTTTCTATGACCGTCAATTTTTAAGCCATCAAGTATTTTAAATTTAGGCTGTACTTCTAAATTGAAAATTAGCTTGCCTCGTTGCATCAATTTAAGCTCTGCATAGCGCTTTGCTTCTTTCTTTGAGTCAAACTCTATACCGTCAATTACTGTTTTTACACTCCTATACTTGCTCATTCTCATAACCTCGCCATTTCAAATTTATTCACATATACCATATTGGTTTACGCATTGATCCCCGTCTTGTAAGTCTAGTGTAGGTCTTAAATGCTTATCTCTATCAGGTGTAAAAAAAGTTGCTTTGCTTGGGTCAAAACCCTTTTTACTAACAATCTCTTGTATATCTTTTTCTAAATTTCTTAACCTTTGCACATATTTATCCTCCATCATCATAAGTTCATGCTTTTTTGCATAAATGCACGGATAACATCCAACCCTTGAAAAACCTTTTTTATAAAGTGGATTAACGTCTATTTTATGCTCTTTATGATAATCGAACACCCTTTGGGTACTCCAATATGCTACGGGATATAAAGTTTTAATACCTTGCTTTGAAATATTAAAACTCTCCGTATTTGCTCTTGCCTCGCTTTCTTCTCTGCGAACGCCTACAATATTTATAAAATCTATTCCTTTATCTTGAAAAGTTTTATAAAATTCAATAGCAGGTTTTACTTTTAATTCGCTAGTGCAAAATCTCATCATTGCATTTGGCATACATTTTTTTCTTTTACTAAGCGCCTCCATACCCTCACTCTCTAAGCGTGTAATTTTTATATCAAGCTTATCTTCAAGATAATCAAGATATTTATAAACCGCTTCGTGTTCCCATTTAGTATCAATATAATAAGGGATTACATCCTCTTTTGGTAGCGTATCTAACGCCCATAGCAAACAGGCGGTGCTGTCTTTTCCACCGCTAAGGCTAACTAAGTATTTCATTGTTTCTCTTTTTTTTAAGCTCATTCTCATAACCTCATCATTTAAAAAATTAACAGATAATTTGTAATATCTATTTCATCAAAAATGTCTTTATATAGCTCATCGCTTATAAAGCCTTGTTTATATAATTCCTCTATGTCGTTTTCTGATATCTCTATTTCTTCATCTTCACTTGTTATGTTGACAATACCTCTCACTTTTTCTTTTTCATCTTCTGTTAGCGTATCGCACATTAGTACAAACGTTTTCTCTATTGCTCCGTATATCATCTCTTATCCTTTGTTTTTGTGTATTCCTGATTATATAACGTATATACTTAATTACCTTTTAAATATGCCCTTAACAGTCTAATTTTGTGCTTAATATGTTTTAGATATGTATTTGTTTTGATGTTGATGTTATATCCTCCATTGTAGCTAGCTACCATATGCGACCACACCCTTTTTACGTGCTGTGCCCTCCAGTAGTTCTGCCAATATTTTAATTCTAGCAAAGCCGCACTGAATGAAAAATCTTTATCCTCGATTAGCTTTTCGCATAATCTGCTTCTATTCCAATTATTGTTATCAAGCCCGACTTTAACCGCCAATAATGCCGGCATTACGTGGAAGCATCCGCAGGACGGATCCTGCAAGTCTAATTCATACTTTCCAAACTGTGACTCCTGCCAAGCTATAGCGGTCATAGTAAGCTGCAGGTTAAACTCTTTAGCCCTGCTGTAAACGTATTGTAAAATTTCCTTTTGTTGGTAGCTTAGACTTTTTAAGCTCGTGGCATTTAAGCTAAGGGCTATTAATGTTAGTATAAGTATTTTACGCATTTGCCTACTCCTCCCAAAATAAATAACTCTTATTCTCTTTTAATAATATTTGAGCTATTCTATCGCCTTCTTCAATATGGTATGTTCCTTCATTTACAGCGTAATATCCAAAGTCCCTACTGCCTCTATGTCTTTTTATTAGTATATCTTTTATAGGATTATGAATAACAATACTAATCTCACCTGCGTACTTTAAGTTAATTATTGTCGGATTACAGAGCAGACCTTCAAACGTTAAAGTTCCTCTTAT